TAGAAAATTGTAAATTTTGAGTTTCGTTTATTTGATTTTTAATTAAACTATTACCAAAACCTATATTATTATTTATAGATTTGTTTTTTTTAAAATTTTTTATAAAATCAAATATTTCAGGATCAAAATCTTTCACTATTTTTTCTTATTAGGAACGCAGTTGGGAACATTTCTACCACCTTTTTTTTTCATACCTACCATTTGGTAACCTTTCCAACATGGATTCTTTTTTGATTTCTTTTTTGCCATAATTATAATTTTAACATTTCCAACGTCTTCTAGCTGCTCTACCTCTTTCGCCTGTCCAACCTTTTGATCTAGCACAAAAAGATTTTCTACGTTTAGCTGCTTTGCTGCCTTTTTTCACTTTGCCTGTTACAGCGGTTTTTAATTTACTACCAGGGTTGTTTTTTCTATACTTTTTTACACCAGCTTTAGTCATACCAGCGCCTTCTTTAACAGTACGAAAGTTTCTACTTTTACCTTTAGTAGTTTTTCTTAATCTTTTAGCAGGCATTATTTCTTAGATTTTTTCTTAGATTTTTTCTTTGAAATTTTCTTAACCAATTTTGATTTTTTTCCGTAAGGCATAATTTTAATTTTAAGGTTTAACGTTCTTTATCTTTTATCATATCATCAAAAGCTTTATTAAAAACTTTATCTGTATATGATTTGTTTTTAAAAAAAATATTTTTTCTAGTAACAGGTACATCTTCATCACCTAATAGTATTCTGTAAACTCTACTAATTAATTGTTTTGTTTTAAAAGAAACACAGTATATGCTATATTTTATAGTTGTTCTATTTCTATTTCTCCAAACATCTATCCAACCCTCGTTTCTTAATCTTTCCCAACGATGTTTATCCCAACTATATGTGTAAACACCATCTTTAAAGTCTTTTATAGAAAATCTATTTAAACAGTCTAAATATATAAGAAGCTCTAAGTCTGCTTCTTTTATTTTATATGTTTTACAAGCCCACTTTCTTACTATTCTATAATACTTTAATATTTGTAATTCTTTTAAATCACTTGAAGAAAGTTTCATATAACAATAACAACATCTTGTTGTCTAATAACATAATATGTTTTATCATTATATTCAACCATATGGCCAGCATGTTTATCATAATAAATTTTATCATTTGGATTTAAACCATCTGTTTGGTTACCAACACTTATTATATGACCTTGTAAATAACGTATATCTTTTTTATCATTATTAGTTAATATCAGTCCATTAACTTTTTTTGATTCTTCTTTTATTTTTTCTATTATAATATAATTATTTATCGCCTGCATTGAGTCTCATATTAGAAATTACACAATCTGCAGATATTATAGTGCTAACAACACTAACCGCATTTTTTAAAGCTGTTTTTGTAACTAATACGGGATCTATTATTCCAGCCTTTAACATATTAGTTTCTTTACCATTTACAACATTTATTCCAAATCCTTTTTTATTGCTTTCTAAGTATGGTAAACCAGCATTTTCTATTATAACAGAATAAGGATATTTTATTGAGTTTAACAATATTTCTTCCCCTATATTTTCAGCTTTAATTTTTTGTGATGCATTCAAAAGTGCAACTCCACCTCCTGGAACAATACCTTCCTGTAGTGCTGCTTTAGTTGCATATATTGCATCTTCAACTCTATCTTTTTTTTCTTTTAACTCTACTTTTGAATCAGCACCAACTTTTATAATAGCAACAGAACCTGTTAACATAGCTATTCTTTGTTCTAATTTGTTTTTTATAAAAGCATTAGTTTCTGTTTCTATTTTGCTATACACACTTTTTATTCTTTCTTTAGCATCTTCATTAACTTCTTCTATAGTTAGAACAGTGTTTTTATCATCTGTAATGGACTTTAAGCATTCACCTAATACATCAGGTTGGATTAAATCTAAATCATCTCCTAGTTGCTCATCTATTATTTTAGCTCCAGTTAAACAAGCTAAATCTTCTATAGTATCTCTTTTAGTAGAAGCAAAACCAGGAAGATCAACAACATTAACTCTAATATTGCCTTTAACTTTATTAGTTAATAATGCAGACATAGGCTGTTGATCTACAGAAGCCACAATCAATAAACTTCTTTTTGTTTTAATTATATGTTCTAATACAGCTTGTATTTTTCTAATATTAGTAATTGGAGAAGCTACTATTAATATATAAGGATTATCTAAAATAGATTTATCTTTATTTTCATTTGTAGTTAAATGATTTGATTTTAAACCAGAATCAAATTGTACACCCTCCACATTTTCATAATAAGTTTTTTCAGTTTCTGACTCTTCCATTAATACAACTCCATTTTTTCCAACTTTATTGTAAGCATCTGCAATTATAGATCCTAAAACATTGTCATTGTTAGCTGATATAGTGCTAACATCTTTAAGCTTATCATGTTTAACATCAATAGAGATTTTATCTAAGTAATTGTTTATTTTAAATAAACCGCTTTGAAGACCTAGTTTTATATCTCTTATATTATATTTTTCTTTTTTACAATTTTTTAAAAGTGAGTAAGCAAGGACGGTAGCTGTAGTAGTACCGTCTCCCGCTTCTTTCACTGTGTTTTTAGCAGCTTCTTTTAAAAGTGTTGCTCCTATATTTTCTAAAGGATCAAATAATATTACTGATTCAGCTACAGTTACACCATCTTTAGTTATAACTGGTTTACCTAATGAATCTTCGTATATTACACATTTTCCTGAAGCTCCTAGTGTAGACTTAACAGCTTGTGTTAACTTGCCTACACCTATCATTATTTTGTTGTTAGCATCTGCCCCAAAAGACAAATCCTTAACTATCTCACTTGGGTTATTATATTCCATTTAATTTTATTTTATTGGTAAGTGGTTTTATTTAAAGCTCTTTACTACTTTAGGTCCTTTTAAGAACTCTATTTTTTTTAGATAATGTTCAATACTTCCGTCAATAGCAGCTTCACAACTATCAACTGTTTCACGTCTTGTAACATCTATCCATTTGTTTTCATCATTCAGATCTTTGTGTTCTGCTTGAAAAAACCCATTAGGTAGTTGAACTATACGCCAGTTTTTTTTCTCAACAATGTGTTCCCAAAGCTTTCTGGTTCCTTCGGGTATTCCTTGGGTACTATTGTTCCCCCAGGAATAGGTTTTATAAAAATAGGTCATGGTTAATGGTTAATATAGGTTTTATCTATATTATGCTTTTTTTAATACTTCTGGTCCTACAACTTCTTCTTCTTCGATTGGTTTATAGGTTCCATCTTGGATATTGATTTGAACTTTACCGTACTTTTCTTCAAGTTTAGCTTGGAACTTGTTTAAATCAGATTGAACTTCAACAGCAGCATGGTTAATTTGGTGCTTTTGTAATTCAAGGTTTCCAATTTGCGTTGCAGCGTTATTTATTTTTCCTACATAACCTTGCAATTCTTCTAATTGTTCTTGGGTAATTTTTTTTTCACTCATGGTTTTAAAATTAAAATGTTATTAAATTAAATTAAGCTGGATCTTCAGTTGTTTCTTCAACTGGAGCCCATGGCATTTCTACCTCTTCGTTTTTTGGTGTTATTTTATCGCTAATTTGTTTTTCAATCACTTCATTCATGTGATCTGTTGGGTGGTTAGCTTGTGCCCATGCAATTACATCCGCTTCTGTTAAATTAGCAAGCGCTGTAAAGTTTTCTGAATCAGGTGCACTGATTGGACAAGCGCCGTTAAAAACAGCTTCCTCTCCAGAATCAGCATCTGTACCTTTGTATTCAAAATTAACGTGTGTGATCACATTTGACAATCCGTCAAGTGATGGTGCTTTTTTCATAGCCGTGATCTTCCATTCGTAAGATAAATTCATAATTTAGTTTTTAATTGTTTGTGTTATAATTTATTATTACTTGTTTTTATAAGTTTCTAATTTAAGTGAATATACTAATTATTTTCTAAAGTTTCAAGCCTTGACTTAAGATCATCTATAATTGTTTGTTGTTCTTTAACTGCATTTATTAATACAGCTGTTAGTTCCCCATATGCAACTGATTTCAATCCTGAATCAGAAGCTTCAACTATTAATTCAGGTAACACAGCTTCAACCTCTTGTGCTAGTACTCCAATTTTAGTTACATCTGTATTAAAATCGGTTCTATTATAGTAAACACCTTTCATTGCTTTTACTTTATCAATAGCGTTTGGTATTTCAACTATATTTTCTTTTACTCTTTCATCTGAATTTTGTGTTAATGAACCGTTTATAGTCATGTTGGCGGACGTCATATAGAATGTAAATCTAGTACTTGCCCCTTGCCTCCAGTGTATATCTCCTACATTCGCATCAAAATATGTATGTGAGTTGTTTGTATGGAATCTAAAGTAATTTCCAGATGTTCCGCCTATGTATATATTACCTGTGCCTGAGGCGCCCGCTTGTATATTACCAGCTGTGTGTAAAGAATTTATATAACTAGATGTGCTGGGCCTTGTGTAATATGTTGTATTGTTATAATCATAATATATAGGTGACCTCATTTGATCTAGTGATGTTACACCACCTGCTGTATATATTGAAAGATATGTAGTATTAGGATTATAAAATCTTTTGTCTCCGTATACTCTTACATATACGCTATCTTCCATCCACATACCACCACCATGAGTATTACTGTACCAACCAGAGTTTCCAGTTGTTCTTAACCAATCGCTAGCTATGAATTGTTGAGCTTGAATACGATATATATTACTTGTAGAAGCAGGATTTGTATAATAACCAGTATTATCTGAATCGTAAAATATTGGTGCTCTATATGACCCCGCTGCAGTGCCATATCCTTTTAACCAGACATTTCCACTTGAACCATGGACAGTCCATGCTGTAGAATCACTACCTACAAAAGCAAATTCATTTGGGTTTGTGCTATTGCTCCATATGTTTCCAGGGCCGCCATTACCATTTGTTCCATATCTTGCACCACTATTTCCAGCCCAGAATAATCCCCATGTATTACTCGCTACAGTCATCATATAGGCATTATAATCACTTGCCAACCTAAAGGGATAGTTACTTTGCCCATCACCACTTGTGGTTACCCTCCCCAAAAACGCATCAGCAAATGTACTGACTAAATTACTTGTGCCACCTGCGTCTAAATAATATGCTGTATTACTATACTCGTAGAATATAGTGGCCCTTACATCACTAAAGTTTGTAGCAGAATTACCACCACCATTGATGCCACCATACAACCAGTTATGTCCAGCTGAGTAGATACCCGATGGATGCCATGAAGCTGAGCCAGTACCACCAACATTTCCATTGCCTTGGTATTGGTAAGCTTTCATTGCATAAGTATTACTAGTACTATTTGGGTTTACATAATAACTCGTATCACCTTGATCATAAAAAGCATTACCATATACGTTACCGTCTGAAACAATATTTTGTTTAGCCCATATTGTTGTGCTTCCTTGACCTATTGTAGCCTCAAAAGAACCATTAGCAGCAACATACATACCCCAATCACTAGTTTTACCACTACCCCATAAATTAGGATGTGCAAACCCTATACCATACATATTTCCTAATGTTGTACTATTAGGATTATACGAACTACCTATTGTATATATTGGGTTTGTATATGTTGAGTTCCCTCCTATGTTGTTATATGATCCCTCAAAATGCCCTCTATGATGCTCTGCTCTATTCAGTCGATCTATTACACTTTCTCCCGCGGGGTTTGTGTAATATGTTGTATTATTTGAATCATAGAATACTGGTGCTCTATAAGAATTGCCTGCATATCCAATATTACCAGTGTAAACATCATTAGTATCTAATTGAACATACCATGGCCATACACCATTAATTTGTGCATAAGAGGTAGAATCTGCGGGAGCACCAAGAACATAAAATCTATTTGAATTATTATGTAATACTACCGATCTATGATCTGTATCCCTTAAAGCAATTTGCGGAGAAGAGTGCCTTAAAACTATTTCACTACTATTGAAATAGGTATTTGTATCACCTAAATCATAAAATATTTCAGATCTAGCTGATGTTCCAGATAAATGTAATGCTCTATTGGTATTATTACCTGTGTAAAAATCTAATTGTCCATAGTTTGTTTGTATTCTTGGTATATTAGATGTTAATGGCGAAAGCCATAGATAAGTACTGGCATCATTACTTTGTATATTTAATGCAGATGTCCAAGCACCAGGATATGATCCCATTGAATTTTCAGTATCACCATCTTCTTTTATTGTTATTTGTCTAGGTAAACCTGTACTTGATGTATTAAATGTTGCTTTAGCAAAAGTAACCGCTGTACTTGTACTAGCACCTCTTCCTGTAACTGTTGCAAGTGTATCTGTTTCTGTATATCCTGTAATATACCCACTGTCATTTGTCCATTGAGATATATTACCAGATTTATTAGTAAGTGTATCTGTAGAGCTAGCTGTAATAAACCCATAACTATTATTCCAATTTGTATTACCATCTGTGATATAACCACTGTCATTAGTAAACATAGAAATGTTACCTGACTTATTTGTAAGTGTTTCAGTTGATGATGCTGTAATAAAACCATATGAGTTATCCCAATTTGTATTACCATCAGTTATATAACCTGAGTCATTTGTCCATTGAGATATGTTACCAGATTTGTTTGTTAGCGTATGTGTAGAAGATGCAGTTAAATAATTATTTGTAGTTAAATAACTTCCAACTCTTGCATCAGTATAATAAAGATTTGTACCTTCACTTAAATCGCTTGTACTCGCTGCGGCTATTCTAGCATCAGCTCTTGCATCTGTATAATATAAGTTCGTTCCCTCGCTTAAATCACTAGTTGACTTAGCTGCAAATGCAGTATTAAATCTTGCTTGTGTATAATATAAATTTGTTCCTTCGGATAAGTCTGAAGTTGATTTGCTACTTAAATCTAAATTGCTACCAACTTGTAATGCAATTCTAGCGTCAGTTCTTGCATCTGTGTAATATAAATTAGTACCCTCAGATAAATCTGATGTACTTAAATCACCTATTCTCGAATCAACTCTGGCGGTTGTAAAATATAGATTACTTCCTTCTCCAATATCTGAAGTAGTAATACCGTGACTTGAATGTAAGTGTCCCTGGGTTATTGACCCGTCTTGTATAAAATCACCTGATACTTTAGTTAATGCCATTTATTTGATCTTTTAATGTTTGGACTTCTTGAGTTAATTCTTGAACTGCTTTTATAAGCATTGGTACAAATACTGAATATTTTACTGATTTAGTTGGTGTTTCCGTATCACCACATTCATATACCATTCCTGGGAATATTTCTTCTAATTCTTGCGCAACTACACCTATTTGTTTGTTTGGCGTATTTGTTTCTTCATCTACATCACCTATGTAATTAAAGTTTACAACTCTTACTTGATTTATATCATCTAACTTTGGTGTTGCATCTACAATATTTTCTTTTAAGTTTATATCTGATAATTGCCCATAACTGTTGTTACTATTTTGAATATTACCATTTGAATATATTTTTATTCTTTCAGTTGAACCGCCTTGACCTAAGAAAAATCTTGATGTAGTATTATTATGTGCTGCTGCAGATATAACATTTATACCATAAAATTGTACAGCTGTTGTGCCAACTTGATGATAAAACATACATATAGGTTCGTTACTAGAGCCGTTTTCTATTGTATGAAATCCATACCCTGGACCATAACCAAATGTTCCAGTACCACTAGCTCTAAACCAGTTGTTGATAAGCTTAGTGTCGGCATTGCTAATTTCTACTCTATTGCTTCCGTTTGTATGAATTACAAAATTATCATTTGATGGGAAACCAATATACGTATTTAAATCACCTAAATGTCTAATATAATTACTTAAATGAATTTGATCCAATTGGCTATCGCTCGCTGGATCTAAATAATAACCTGTGTTATTTCTGTCATAATATATAGGTGATCTTACGTCATTGTATGATTCTAAAAATCCGTTTTGTATAATTACTCTATCTGATTCAACTAATAGTTTTCTTGAACCTGCTACAGCTAAGCCTAATTGATTAGTTCCTGGTCTATACATGCCAGAGTCTTTATCTTCAGCAAATGCTATTGAAGGTGCTGAATTTGTTCCATCAGCGTAATATTCATTAGCAGAAATTTTAATTACTTTCCAACCTGAGATATAACATGCTCTTGTTCCTGAGCCAGCACCATAATTAAATAGTGCCATAGGGGTCCAGTATTTTGTTCCATTTTCAAAAAATCCAACTGAATTAGCATCGTTACCTCTAATAATACCATTGACTTTAAGCCACGAATTTCCTGCGTTTGTATTTGCCATAACCCAATACCCAAAAGCTCCTGGATTACCACCTAAACTAGTAAATGATTCATTAAATTCATTAGAACCCATATAATGCGTTTGACCAGTACCAACATTTTTAATGTAACACTCCATGTAATATATAGCTCCTTCTTCAACTGGTATATATGGGAAACCAGAATTATAAACACCACCTACATTAACACCACCATTTATATATATTGCATATCCGCCAGGCGCATCAGCCTGTGCACTCCATGAAACATTACTATTTCCAAAGTATTCTTGTAATTGTTCGTCTTTCCAGGTTGGATCTATTGACCAAATTTCTTTACCACCTGTATAATGTCCTACCGGCCATTCTTGTGAACTAGATATTCTAGCATTCTCTAATAATAATCTATTCATTACGCTAAGGCCATCAGGATCTACATAATAAGCTGTATTACTAATATCGTAATGTCTTTCACTATAAGTGTTACCACTTGCGTCTACTCTAAATCTATGTGTTGAACCTGTAGCAAATTGTAAGTTACCTGCTGAATTTGCATTAGCATCAGAAGATTCGTAAATCTGCCAACCATTACCATTATTCCAAGTAATTCCTTCAGCATACCCAGGATCATTTATAGTAATAGTATTTACATTAGTTAAGCTACCATTATTCATATTAATACTAGATGTCTGCGATGTTCCAGCTGGATTAATATATCTTCCCGTATTATCTGTATCATAGAATATTGGTGCTCTAAAACTTCCCGCAGCAGTTGCAACACCTGAATCATCAGCTGAAAATTCTACAGTAGTCCAATTATAATCTACAACTTCAAACCTCCTACCCGTGCCTGTACCTAATTGAACTGTTAGTATACCTGCAGCTCTGTCAGATGCTCTCCCAATCCATGCTTCACCCGTGTTTGCCTGTGAGCTACCAAATGTACCAACTTGTATTCTACCTTGTAAATTTGCGGAAACTCCATTAGAGCCATTACTAGGATCAACATAAAAAGCAGTATTATCTGAATCATAGAATATAGGCGCTTGTATGTCTGTTGCTGCTGTAATTGGTGAGTCAAAATTCCACCTATCACTAGATATTTGTATACTGTGATAACTATTACCATCATACCATCTTTCTTTATATGGTCCGTAACCACTTCCATTATTAGTTCCTTTGTGAACTGCTGAATAACTTCCGTCAGCTCTAGCGTCTTGATATGCGTATGAGCCGTTACCACTTTGATATAAATTAAGACCGGATCCTTGCATAATACTAATAGCTCTCGTTTGAGATGTATCAGCAGGGTTTACATAATAATTAGTATCATTTGAATCGTAGAATATCGGTGCTCTGTGGGATGCATAAGCTATTGAATTACCGCTATTATCTACTATTAAAGCATTTATCGTATCTCCACTGTTATTGAATCTAAGCCCATGGCTTGGTGAACCTACAAAATAACCATTATTATCTAACGTTATTGCGGCGCTAAGTGTATCCGCAGCATTGCTTCTTAAATACTTAGGATCTGTTTGTGTTGTTATATCAAATGAAGTTATATAACCTGCGCCTGCATGATCGCCCCAACCATAAGCTGTATTCCAGTTTGAATCATTGTATCCTGACGCTGTTAATGTGCCAGTAAACGTAGCATTACCACTTGCAGTTATTGTTAATCTTGCAGTTTCATTAGTTCCTAAAACTAAATTTCTGCCAGAGCTATTATGGTAAACATACATAGCAGTATCATCCAAAGCAATAGCACCCTGATAACCATTACCATCAATCATTAATTGACCATTGGCACTTGAATCCATGCTAATATCACCATCATTTCCAACAGTAACATTACCTGAAAAATGTGCATTACCTGTTGAAAAATCATAAGACGAGCCTCTAAAATATGTTGCATAAGAATTATCACCAAAATATAAATTACCGTTAGAATATATATGGTCGGTTTGTAATGTTAATGTTCTACTATCGCCAGTTGATGATAACCTTAATACTGTACCATTACTTGTTGCGTTTTGTAATTCATGAAAACCTGTTCCAGTATAAGTGTTTAAAATCTTACCAGCAAAAGTTGCATTTCCTGATGCTCTAAATGTTCCGTTAACGTCAAGTTTATAAAAAGGAGTTAATGTTCCTATACCAACTTCTTCACTGCCATTTATTGTTATAGCTGTTGCATTTGCGTTGTCGTCAATACCTTGTGATGTAAAAAACCCATTTATGGTTGCGTTTCCATCAACAACTAAATTATTTGTTAAATCCCATGTGTCATCCGCATCGTCAAATATAAAACTCGCTTGTGTGACTCCATCACCTCTATATACAGATATACCAGACGTAGTTGCTGTTGCTGTATCTGGTGAGCCCTGAGTAGTGTTTAATTGTAATATATTATCTTCTACCTCGACTGTTTGCGTATTTAATATAGTTTGCGTACCGTCAACAGTTAAATTTCCACTTATAGTTACATTTCCTGTAAATGTTGGATTTTCTTCATAATTAGAAGTTATAACTCCAGTTGATGAATTATAACTTATAGCATTACCTGAAACACTAATTGCGCTTCTAGATCTTGCATCTGTATAATATAAATTTGTTGATCCCTCTGTTATATTATCTGTAGTTCCAGATAAACCACCTAATACAGGGGGTGTATATGTAAATATACCTGAACTATTATTATATGCTAAATTACCATCACCTGCCGCCGTTCCTTCTGTTCCTACACTTAATAAGCCTCTTGCTGTGCTTGTAAATTCTGTAGGTGTTGCAACTCCAGATGAATTACCTAACCAAAAATAATCATTAGTAATATTTGGTACGTCGTTTGTTCTAAGTATTGACGATACTAATAATGATCCTGAACTACCACCAGATGATCTTGCAACTTTAGCAATGTTTTGAATTAAATTAGTACCTGTTGGTTTTGTCATCGTGAGACCACCACCAGATTTTACATATACTGTATCATTTGATGTTGTACTTGTACCATCAATTGTATCTGTTGTAATGTTTCTTAAATAACCACCAGTAATTACATAACCTTCTGCATTTACAGCAAGTGTTTGCAATAATAAACCAGCTGCTGGCATTTTAGCGCTATTACTTGCATCTGCTGGTGCAATTTCTAATCTTGCTGAACTACCAACATTACCCGTAATATATACAGGTTCTCCTTTGGCTATACTTGCAGTATGTGTATTTTTAACTGGAATAATAACTGAACCTGCTGCTAGATCGTCAGAGGTAGTTGCTGTAGAAAATGTTATAACTTCTATATCTGCATTTAAAGGTGGTGCAGTAGAAAATGTAAGTGTAGTATTACTTACTGAATATGTGTCTTTGTTTTGATAGACACCGTCTATGTATACTTGTGTAATGTTCTCATCAGTTACCGACACTGAAATTGTAAAGTCAACAGTACTATTATCCCCTGTAAATTCATCTAAATAGACAACTGTTGAATTTGCTTCGTTTGTTATCCAATTTGTTTCGGTTCCAGTTGAAGATAGTACCTGTCCTGCAACACCTAGATCTCCAGATGAGTCAATTAGGCCTTGCGTAACCTCAATATCGGTTAAAAACTTTTGAGCCATAAATTTTATTTAAATTATCCTATTTTACTAACAAGAACTCTTATATCAGTTGATGCAGGTGCCGAGGCAAAACTAATTGTAACTTGATCAACTGTGTTTCTTGTAACGTCTGCAAAAACAGTTTCGTTATTTGTTAGATCATATATTTGTACAATAACATCTCTAGTATTAAAACTATGTGTTAGTGCAAAAGATGTTGCAGATCCATCACCTATGGTAAATGCTTTTGTACTGTTTTCTACTACTTGTATTTTTTTATATGTTGAACCATCTTCTGTGATTTGCCATATATTATTAGCTTCGTTCCATCTTAATGCAACATTTGTTTCATCTCCTCTTTCTACTTCTATACCCGCATTTTCAGTAGCTGTAGAACCAGTAAAATTACTATTTAAAGTAATTATATTATCAGCTAAATTAATTGTTTCTGAATTTACAGTGGTTGTCGTTCCTGACACCGTTAAATCTCCTGAAACTACAAGGTCATTACCTATCGTAACATCATCGGGTAAACCTATAGTTACTTTATTATTAGAAACTAATGTTGTTACTTCATTAGCAGTTCCTTGAAAAACTAATGTATCACTTCCTACAGATACTACATCTGTATTAGGTGTTCCCTCAGCATCACTTATTGTTAAGTCTGTGCTTATTGATGCGGTTTGAATAGCGGTAATTTGCCCTTGTGCATTTACCGTAAAAGTTGGTATTGCTGTTGAAGAACCATAAGAACCAGCTTCATTTGTACCACTGGGACTACCTGATCCATTTGCTGCTAACGTAGATGTTATTGCAATGTCATTTGCATTTGCTGTAATACCAGTTCCACCAATAACATTTAACGTTACTGCTCCATTTGTTCCACCACCAGTTAAACCAGTTCCAGCAGTTATACCTGTTATATCACCAGTTAGATCTATCCAATCTGAACCATCTGAAACAAAAAGCTTGCTAGATCCAGTATTAAAATATACTTGACCAGCTGATGGGCTTGATGGAGCTGAACTATTTGGATGAAGTGTAGCGTTTTGTAGTTGATTATTTGCTAAATCAATATTACTTAAATATTTTGCCATAGTTTTATTTTAGTTTAAATATGCAGTACCTGAAGTGGATGCACTAAATGTTATTGTTAAATTACTTAAAGAGTTGTATTGTACATCACCATAAACAAGATTATTACCAGTGTCTACAACGCTTACACTTGGGTATTTATTTAATGAATGATTTATATTCCAAACAGTTTGAGCTGATATTTGTTTAACAGCTGTTTTATCAGAATTTTGAAACATTGCAGTCATATTAGCTTGATCACCACCTGTTAAAGTGCCATTGCTAGCTAACGCGTCTACAGTTAGTTGTATTACATCAGATGTTAGAAAATTAATGGTTTGAACTCTATAAACTCCAAAACTTAATGTATCACTAGAATTATATATAGTTAAAACACCATCTTTAGATCTTATTTCTTCTATGTATGTTTGTACATTGCCGTTTTCAGAATTAATTTTATTTAAATAAACTGTAGTTACACCTGAAAAGGGTGTGTTTGTAGTACTATTATTATTGAAAGAAACTAATCCTTGACCTAAATTAGAATAACTTTGATTTTGATCATATTTATAAACAAATATATTACCTAATATATTAGATTGTTTTGCTAAATAGTTATTTATTGTTTCAATTGAAAAGTTCCTAGTAGCTTTTGACGTAAAATCAGTTCCTAATAAAGAATCGTCTTTTATTATTTCGTTGTCTTGTGTGTATTTACTTATTCTTGCCATTAACTTGGTTTTTGTGGATATGTTATATTATTTATATCTGCAGTAGAAGGTAGATCCCTTAACTGTTGTCTATATGTTGACCATTCTTGTTTTTTATCATTACTTAATGGTGAATCTGATAATTGTGTCCAATCACATGATTTTAATAAATTATTTCTTTCAGATCTTAATATAGCGTATTTTTTGTTATTTATTTCAGTATCTGTAAAAGGGATTTCAGTATGTGTACCATCTACAACTCTACATCTAACGCTATTTGCTTTTTGCCATTGTTCTTCTGTTAGTACAATGTTAGGTGTAGGTATATTTTCACCGTGTATTTCTTCTGTATAAAAACCTGTATAATCACCGTTTTCATCGTATGTTGCATAATAATTCATAAATTATATTTTAATCACCAAAAGCTATCCACCAAAAATCATTTGGACTATCTGTTACAGCCACAAAACTATTTTTACTTACACTATAAGCATAGTTTGCCCCATCTCCAGATCTACTATTTCTATTACATGTAACACTAACAGAGTTACACCTTGTAGGAAATGCTGTAGGGAAAGTTACAGTAACATCTTCAACACTACCAGTTTGATAACCCCATTTCATAAAAGTACCTGATGGTAATTTTTGAGAATGTTTTTGATAAGTTGTGCTACTCGTACTACTCGTGCTTGCTGTTTTTGCAAAATCCCAAGATTCGCCATCAACTTCTAAACCACCTTTAACTTCTACATAATCGCCGGTTATGTCTGTTCTATCTATTTTAAAGTAGTATGCTGAACTACTAGCAACCTGTATTCCTTGATCTGTAATTTCTGTTTGATTCGCTGTTTTTGCAAAAGCTACATTTGTATCATTTATATCAAAAGTGCTACCAGGAAAAATAACATAACCAGAACTTAAAAAACCAACTCTTTTCCAATAAAATCTTAAATACAAGTTATCAGATGATCCAGTTACATTAAAAGTGAAATTAACAGTTCTTTGTGTAAAACTTAAATCTGATCCAGCACCACCATCTGATGCACTATTTAAAAATTTATCTGCTATTATTTCTGTAAATGATGTGTTTGTAGATATTTGAACTCTTAATTCTATATATACTAAACCAGAAAAATTAGCGCTTGTAGATGCAAAAGCATTTAAAGCATTTGTTGTTATACTTCCTGTATATGTACCTGTTCTGTCACCAGTACCAAAACTAGCTTGTTTATATAATGTACCAGATGTTTTAAATAAAGAATCTGTTATATTACCTATTGTAGTGTAATTTGAAGACCAACAAGAAAATTGCAAGTCATTCATTGTATTAAACGTTGCGGTAACTAAAGAAGTTAATGCAGATAAATTACCTTGTCTAACTTGTAATTTGGGTGTACCACTAGTATCATTTATTATTAAACCTTGATCTGGATCTAATTCTACTCTATCAGATGAAGATTTTATTTTATCTGTATTTATTGTCCAACCACCTATATTACCAGAACCAGCACTTAGTTCACCAGAGAAACTCCCTGTGACACCGTTTAGCGGAACATTTAGTTTTAATTGATTGTTATCTAATACAAATGGCGTTGCTGTAGTTGTGCTAGATTTTATAATAAACTTGTCTGTTTGAAAAGTTACTGATGATACATCTGTTGTTGTTCCATCAGCAGCTAATATAGACATACCGGTTACTACATTTCCAGCTGTAGCTTGTAATGAATACCTAGATTCTGCAAAACCTTCTACTGTAGATATACTACTTGTGTTAGCTATAATATCTGCTCTTAGCCCAGAATTATCGTCGCCACCAACTAAAGCACTAAGAGTTGTAACTGAAGACGCTGAAGCAAAATCAGAATTAGTTGTAGTTGTAAAAACATCATTAGCAAAAGCTTCACTTACACTAACAGCGGTAAAAGTTCCATCAGCGTTATTATATCCAGTAAAAAAGTTCGCAGCTAGACTATCTACTTTAGTAGCTGAAGCACTTTCTGCATCTGATTGTGCTGTATTTATAACCGTATTTAAAGTATCTGCAACACCGGTTATTTCATTGCTTGCATTAAATGAAAATTGAGTTTTTAATTCTGTAACATCTGATGCTGAAGCTAGACTTGCATTTGTTATTGCATCTCCAGCGTGTGTAGTTACTGCTGTTGATAAAGCACCTGTTATACCATCAACATCATTGTTAGAATCAAAACTAAACACCGCTTCTAATTTATCTAAAGAATTAGCCGTAGCTTGGACAGCACTTGATGCCGCATTGTTTATAGATGTATTTAATGCGCCGGCCACACCGCTAACATCGTTGTTTGCATCAAAAGTAAAAACAGCTTCTAACTTAGTGACATCTGATGCCGTAGCGCTTATATTAGTTGCATTAGTACTTATATCATCGACGGCATCGGATAAACCCTGAACAGTGGTACCTGTTCTAGGATCTACTGTTAACGTCCAAACATTAGGTGTTCCAGAAACAAGTATATATGGTTTGTTGTCATCATTTGCATCATACCAAACTGAACTAACTGGCTCTGTAACGGCAGGTGCTGAATTTTGCCTAAAAATTTTAGGTTTTAAGCCTATGGCTGTTGCGTTACTAGCTATATCAGTTGCATTAGTTGATGCTGCTGAAGCATTTACGGCTATTCCACCGTCTTGAGTAGCAACCCACGTGTTTGTTCCACTAACGTCTTTTAATACATAAGGTTTATTACCATCATTAGTATCATACCATATTGAACTTAGTGGGTTTGTAATAGCAGGAGCATCATCCTGGGAGAAGACTTTTGGTCTTGAATTGGCAGTTGCTTGAGCTGTTGCAATAGTTGAATCTACAGTTGCGGTCCATGTATTAGTTCCACTAACGTCTTTTAACATGTAAAGTTTGTTGCCGTCATTCGTATCGTACCATAATGAATTTAATGGTACCGTTATAGCTGGAGCATCATCTTGTCTAAATATTAATGGTATAGAGTCTTGTGCTGTTTTATTACTAGTTACTGTTGATGATAAGCTAGTTATTGATGCAGCATTAGCTGTATTAGCTGTTGAGTTTGCTGTTATCGCTGTTTCGGCATCACTTATAGCGGTAGAATTTGTTGCTATTCTACCATCAAATGTTGCTGTCCAAACTTTTGGAGTACCGGCAACCAATATATATATCTTATTATTATCATTACTATCAAACCATATTGAGCCAGTTGGGTTATCAGCAGATGGCTCTGCATCTTGTCTAAACGTTAAAGGTTTATTATTTACAGTAGTTGTTAATGTTGTTACATCACTCGATGATGCAAAATCAGTATTTGTGGTGGTAGTAAATATATCGTTTGCAAATGCTTCGGTTAATGTACCAGTCCCTGTTGCATTATTGTAATTTGTAAAAAATTTAGCTCCTAAAGTGTCAACTTTTGCCGCAGAAGCAGATTCTGCATCACTTCTAGCTGTATCTATAGCTGTATTTAGTGATTCAGAGCCATTTACACCTGTTATATTGTTACCTGTATATGTAAATTGAGATTGAAGTTCTGTAATTTTAGCCGCTTCAGAAGAAATAGCCGTAGAATTTGTTGTAATAGCTGTATTTGCTGATGCTAAAGAGCTAATATTTAAAGCTATTCTTCCATCTGTAGATTCTGTCCACACATTTGGGCTACCTGATACTAAAACATATACTTTATTATCGTCATTTGTGTCAAACCATATAGATCCAACCGCTTCCGTTACGTCTGGAGCGTCATCTTGCCTAAAAATATCAGGTTTTAGGTTAAGATTTGATGTTAATGTTGTTACTGAAGCTGCAGAAGCTAGTGATGCGTTAGTAATTGCGGCATTTGCGCTAGTATTTACGGCTGTTGCAAGACTTCCACCTGGTGTCATACCATCTACATCACCATTACTATCGAAACTAAACACAGCTTCAAGTTTATCTAAGTCACTAGCAACTGCTCCAGCAGCGGAAGTAGCTGTACTACTCACGCTTGTTGATAAAGCGCCGGCAATTCCAGTAATATCTGTGCCTGTAAATGTAAATTGTGACTCTAATTCTGTTATTTTTGTTGCCCCTGATGATATATTTGTTGCGTTCGTGCTTATTTCATCGTTTGCTGTAGCTATAGATGTTACAGCAACACCAATTCTTGAGTCATCTGTTAAAACCCAAGCCGTTCCGTTGAATATATACAGTTTATTTTCATCATTTGTATCATACCAAAGTGAATTAGCTGGCATATTACTTGTTGGCGGCTCATCATTTTGTTTAAAAACTCTAGGTCTTAACGCTAAACTACTAACATTGTCACTTATACTAGTTGTATTGCTACTTATATTAGTGGCATTAGCCGCTATACTAGCATCAACTGTAGATGTCCAAGTGTTTGTTCCACTTATATCTTTTAATATATATAATTTATTACCATCATTAGTGTCATACCACAAAGAGTTTAAAGGAGATGATATAGAAGGCGCATCGTCTTGTCTAAAAATTAACGGTAATAAATCTTGAGAAGCTTTATTTGCTGTAACTATACTTGTTAAAGAGGTAAGCTGTGCCGCCGAGGCGTAATCTGTAGATGTCGATGTGTTTAATATTGAATCAGCAAATGATTGAGATAAACTTGTGAGGTTACCATTACTGTCAAATGTACCAAAAGTA